ATAAGATTTCGGACAGCCACTTCAATCTGCTCCTCAGTAGCTTCAAGGTGTTTAATCTGATTCTTGACATCCCGTAACTGAGCGATAGCCAACTCAACTTGCTGTGTAGCCGTAACCACCGCAGTAGAGGATGACGGGTAAATGATCTTAGTTTGCTCAATGGTTTCTGCTGGCGGAAGCGTACCCGCTTGGCAATGACCCCAAACTGTAGCCATTTTCTGTATGAGATCATCTTTTTCTTGGTCTGAAATAGTAAATTCAAAGGTATGAAACTCTTGACCACCAAATAAAACAGCCAAAAAGATCCGATTAACATTGTGGCAAGCAGCTTCGTGGACAAGTTGTGCGTAATCAGCATCAGGAATCCGATTAGTGTCGGGATCAAACTTAGAGCGAACTGCTGCGTTGTAGTTTTTAGCTTCAACAAGCACACCACCATCAGCACTAATGAAATCAAAATGAGATTTAAACCAAGTATGCTTTGAATGGGTAATCGAGTAATCAGCATCTTTTAACTCCATCTTTAAACGATCTTGAGCCAGCTTTCCAATCAAAGGTTGCATGACATGACCCATCTGCACTGCTTCCACGCCTGAGAGGTCTTTTAGCTCCTTCTTACCTTGCTTCTCTAAGATGACATCTACCATCTTGCCATTAGCGACCTTACGACTGTCACCTGACCATATGGCGGAACGCCTTATCTCTGGTGCAAAATCTGCTTGATCGTTCATACCACCTCCATAATGGTTTTAACAATCTCTTTCCAACTGTCGATCTCATCTTCTAGATCTTCTAACTCTTGACCTAGCATGCCAGTTTTGATCTGCTCTTGTTTTAACTCATCTAGCATCTGAGCTATAAGGTCATCTTGCCTTGCGACTAGGTTTTTAAGACGATCTACTTCTTTTTTGGTGTAAGCATCATTGATCTTCTTATCAACTGCCTTCACTGGAAAAGGTGTCTTAGGTTTATTCTTACTGCTTGGTGTTTTTGCCATGATTAACTCCATTAGATAGGTTATTTACCAAAAGGGATTGCTGAGAGATCGTCAAGATCTTCAGTTTCCATAAATTCAAACCATTTGCCATCTTTACCGCAATAATGCTCGTCTTGACGATATAGATATGCGCTACTGTATAGCGCTTTGCCTGTTACTAGGCTTATTGTTGAGCTTTTCGCACACGAAAGTGTCGAGTGGTCTAGGTGTTTGCAATTAACGCAATATTCCATGATTATTCCTTATTAAATAGTTAGGGTTTCAGTTACTACAGATAGAACATTACTACATTACTACGATTAGTGCAATTTATTTATTAGGTGTTGTTTTTTTATCTTCAGTCACTACATCGCCTTGAGGATTGATGTAATAAGGCGTACCTGTTTCCGTTGCTCTGATCCATTCTCGGTACTGAGCTGCCTGGTTCATCTCTTGCCACTTCTGCGCATCTTTATCTGCTTTACTCATAAAATCCCCCATTGTTGTGCCATAGCATCTGCTATACCTTGAAATGTTTTGTTTCTCATCTTTTCCCTTTCTTTAGGATTTAAACAACTACTGTCGTAATACCACTGCGACATTCTTTTACCGCTTTTGGCTGTCCAAGTTACCCCTTTATCGACTATATCCGTAGGCGTAAGAGCTGGCAGCCCTTTAAGCCACAAGCAAGTGGATTTTGTAACACTATGCCCATATTGCCAAGGTTGAATAATTTGATCGGGTTTTCTCCAAATATTGCTCATAATTCCTATAGGGTTCTCTATTGCGTAACGGGGAATGGCTGCTCTAGCTAATGCCATAAAGAAATCAATTCCCTCCTGCTGCCTTCCATCTGCCCTTTTCTTTTCAAAATGCCTAGCACCTGATACTGCCAAATGCGTGCAAGGCGGGTGAGCTATCATCAAATCCCACCCCCCCCCAATGATGTCCATAACATCACCTTGATAGTGTGGTCCTGGTTTATCAGTTGGCATAAGATCGCAAGATAAAGCGGTATGACCTGCTCTTATAAACGCATCTCTTACTGTTCCGCTAAACTCGCACGCTACTAAAACACGCATCTATTGCACTCCTTTAAAAAGTATGATCTAATCCGATTAAGTTTGTTTTAGTCGTGGTTTTGGGTCTGTTATGAATTGGGTTCTCATAACGATTTAAGACCAACACCATCAAAATCACGATTAAAGCGAACTACTACGGGGCTATAACCCAGCCCTCCTAAACATTGTGGTGATGGATAGGGATAAACAAGGCAGCTACCATCTGGCGGACCGTTACTGGACAGCACCGCTTTAGTTAAGTGCCACCGATAAACGATAACCACTCTCTGAAAAGAGATCCCCCACCGTAAGGCGGGTAAGGTTCTTATTCTCTCGGGGTTCATTGGGGTTTTGGGGTTCTTACAAAGCCAACAATAACCAAACCAGTAGCAAACCACCAAATACAGCTACTAAGTCAATTAACTGATCTTTACTGATTACCCCTTGCACACGCATGAGGGAATATTTCTTCTTTATAAAGATTTTGCGATCAATTGTATAAATATCATTATTTCTCATAAATACCTCGAAAATTAGTTAGGTTAGGTAAGACAAATACATAAAATCAATTTAAAACACTTTAAAACAAGCGCCAAGGCGATAAATAAGGGTAAGTGATACCTAATACCACTAAACCCTTTAATCGCTCTACAGCGTGATATTTGCTTTATGACAGTATCGCCACGAATTAAACGATAACGCCTGAAACCCTTGTTTAGCAGCTCTATAGCAATATGATTTATACAGCTCATCAAGTGTAAAAAATTGGCGATTGAACTCACAATCTGCTAAACCATGTTTTTGCATCTCAGATAGTAGGCTCATGCTGTTAGATCCTCTCCTTGCATGGGGTATCGTGGAATATATCCCCCATTGATGATCTTGCAATACTCTATCCATTCCTGGTTAGTCATTTCATAGCATCCTGGTGTAGGTGTTGCAAGTTGTGATCCATTTTCCTGCCTAGTATGTTTTACTATCCTGCCAGTTGATAGTTTTATATCGGCTCTTACTTGATCCATAAATCCTCCAATTAGTTAGGTTTTGACTGTCTAATGACAATCCAGTAAGCGCCTATCACTAAGCGCTTACTAGGTATCACTGTTTAAGCTGCTGCCTGGTTAGTCAGTGCATCTAGATTGTTTATGTAATCGGCTGCCTTTTGTGCCAATGCTGCAGCGTTAAAAATTGCTTTATTGTCATTTTTAAGGCACTGTAGCCAATTGCCGATGTAGTCAGCGTGCTGCAGCTCACCCTGGATACCATAATCAGCGCATAAAAATGCAGCGCCCATTTCAGCAACCAGCTCCTCAAATGCGTACGCTGTATCAGCAAACCGTTTGCCTTTTGTACGATCTAAACGATGCTCAGCGCCTGACCAATGAGTTAACTCATGCAATACAGTCGCATAGTAGTGGCTTTCACTTAGGAATAGATCTCTAGCTGGTAAGGTAATGCTGTCAGTACCAGGGCGATAAAATGCCCTGCCTCCGCCATGAGAGATCTGAGCGCCAGTCTTAATAATGCGATCATCTAAAGCGGGTACTGGATTAAAGGTGGAGATTACTGGCTCTGGTTTGCTTATTTCTAATCCATCAATCTGATCCAAGTTAAAAACATAATAAGACTTGAGAAGTGCATAGGTAGATTTATCAGGGTTCAGATCAGTTGGCTTTATCTCACCTTTAGTCACTTGTGAATAGAAAACTACTTGCGTACCCTTTTCACCTTTTCTGACATTCCCGCCTAATTCCTGCCATTGTTTGAATGATCCCCAAATAGGTGAGCTGTAACCGCTCATACCTAGAATTAAACGGTTAACGCCTGAATACTCTTTTTTAGATACGATATTGCGATCAGCTCCGCCAGCTTGACCAGATTTCCAAGGCTTGATCCAAGGTGCTATCCCGCTCTCAAGTTGAGAGATGATCTTATTAGTAACGCTGTCATATACGCTGATACGGCTTGTAGTATTTTGCATGGTATATCCTCTTAGTAGTTAGGTTTTAAGTGTAATGCTTTACTGCATAGATATGATTATAAGCATAGATTGATTAGACTATACCATTGTATTTTTTAATTGTTGTTTTATTGTCAATAGTCTATAGCTATGGTAAGATGTCGCATATCTATAATATCTATATTTAGATTGTCTATAGTCTATATAGTGTATATAGCTATCATCTATTGTCTATAGATCATCTAGGATCTTAGTAAGTAGATATATAGATAAGGCGTAGGGTAAGATTAAAGGCGGGTAGGTTTGCACATCGTGCGCTCTTATCAATTCTAAATAGGGGTACGGGTACGCTCTGAGATGCCCATAGATATAACCTAGAGCCTGGTTAGATCATTTGGGATCGGGATAGATTAAACGATTGCACGATGACTGTTTGCCCTTTGAGTTGGGCATGAGTACGGTGAGGTGTGCACCCCCTTCCGAGTCCACCCCAAAAAAAATTACAGTTTATTGAGCGTGGTTGTGTTGTCGGTTAAGTTCACGCTTTGATGAGAGCAATAGAACTTACGGCTTAACACCTTGTCTTTATTGAATATATTAAAGGTTGTCCACATCGGACCAGTAGCAACGCCTTCTATGTGTTTGCAGTATTTGGATAGGCTTCCGATGCCTGTAACATCTAAACCCATCTCTAAAGTGGATAAACCCATGCCTGTAGGGTTCGTTGTGATGACAGAAAACCCCTCATTTAGAAGATTGCGTACCCGATTCTTGAAGAATTGAGCATCAAAGTCTGGCAATTGCCCTGATTGTGGGAGGGCGTTAATGATGAGGTAATCAAATTCAATGGGAATGGGGGCGTTTAAGGCGGGGTACTCAAAGAGTAGATCCTCTCTGCAAGCCATAGGGGAGGGTAATTCAAGAAGGTTAGATAGGTGGTCAAACCATTCCAGATGAAAGTTAACCCAATCATGCTGTAGGGGATGGTTGTAAAAGTAATTATCCCTACCAATCCAAGCGTTTACTGTGCCAGGCGGAATACTTAACCCTTGCAAGCTAATAGGAACATCCTCAAGCAACGGGGTTAGTTGACTGTGGTGCATCGGATTACAGTGGTGGGTGAACTCAAGGTCGGGGTTCTCTTTGCAAACC